CCAATGGCATGCCAATTGCTACCAATGCAAGACCCATGCCAACTCTGGGCCATGCAAGAAGCATGCCAATAGTTATCCACAGGTTATCCACAGGCTACCCTCTAGCAACTATCATGCCAACTTTAGGCCCTGCAAGATCCGTGCCAACTTTAGGCAAGCAAGAAGCATGCCAATGTTTGCCAATGGGGTAGCTTTTAGGGGCGGGGGAGGGGGGCAGCCATTGGTTATTATTAGTAGTACCACCTTAGGCACTAAAAAGGGTCATTTTGAACACTAATAGCTGCTAATTAATAATAAATTCTATAGATTAACTAATTGAATCCCATAGATTTTGTTAATAGTTGACTAAATGGTCAAAAGGAGGGCTAATGGTAGACATAAATAAGACACATTAGAGTATTTCTACTAGAAAGTTCTTGACTTTTAGTTAAAAATATGGTATAATATACAGGTATACTAAGGCAGCATAAAGAGATTACTTATAAGAAATAAATTAAAGTAATATTCTTAAAGCTACCTTAGGTATCTTAAAGTATCTCATAGCAATACTAGGAGGCAATACTTTTGCTTGAAGAAAAGCCCAAGAAGAAAAGGGGCAGACCTAAGAAAGTCCTTGTTGAGTCTAACAAGAAGGGCAGTAGAAATGCCGTAGGTAGGCCCAAAGGTGACGCTGCTATTATTAATGAGTACAAAGCTCGTATGTTAGCCTCCCCTAAGTCACAGAAGGTGTTGGACAGTATCATGAATGCTGCTTTGGACGATGAACATAAGCATCAAGCAGCAGCATGGAAGTTAATGATGGACAGGATGTTACCCGTAAGCTACTTTGAGAAGGATAAGCTTAATGGAGGTAGGTCTTCCATATCCATCAACATAACGGGATTAGGTTCTCAAGAAACAACCATCACGGATAGTCCTGAGGCTATGGAAGGGGAATACACAGAATATGAGTAATGAGTTTAAGTATTTTACTTATGAAGAGTTTGACTGTCAAGAGACAGGTAAGAATGAAATGTCCATTGCTTTTATTAAGCGTTTGGACGAACTAAGAGAGAAGTGTGGTTTTCCCTTTACTATTACCAGTGGCTATAGAGATAGGACTCACAGTGTGGAAGCTAAGAAAAAGACTGTGGGTAAGCATGTCTTAGGTGTGGCTGCTGACATAGCTGTAAGGGACGGTAATCAAAAGCATATACTTATTAAACATGCTATGGAGATGGGTTTTAGTGGTATAGGAGTTGCTAATACTTTTATTCACGTAGATGATCGTAAGTCTGTACCTGTAGTGTGGTCTTATTAGTGTCTGAACTTAATATTAATCTACTGCCGTGGCAACAGCAAGTCTGGGAAGACCCCACACGCTTTAAGATTGTAGCTGCGGGTAGACGTACAGGTAAGTCAAGACTTGCAGCATGGTTATTGATTGTTAATGCCTTACAGACTGACAGAGGTACTGTCTTCTATGTTGCCCCTACGCAGGGTCAGGCTAGGGACATTATGTGGGAAACCCTAATGAGCTTAGGGCAACCCGTCATAGCGTCCAGCCACATTAACAATTTACAAATAAAATTAGTAAACGGTGCTATGATCTCCCTGAAGGGTGGGGACAGACCTGAAACTATGCGGGGTGTGTCTTTAAGGTACTTAGTCTTGGACGAGTACGCGGACATTAAGCCTGACGTATGGGAACAGATCCTAAGGCCAGCCCTAGCTGACCAAAAGGGTCACGCACTGTTCATAGGTACGCCTATGGGGCGTAATCACTTTTACGATCTGTATCAGTACGCAGAACTAAGTGATGATGATACGTACAAAGCATGGCACTTTACTAGCTATGACAACCCCTTACTGGAAAAGGAAGAGATAGACACAGCTAAAAAGTCCATGTCCAGCTATGCCTTTAGGCAAGAGTTTATGGCATCCTTTGAAGCCAAAGGCTCAGAGATGTTTAAAGAGGACTGGGTTTCTTTTGCCGATAAAAAGCCAGAGTACTATGATTGTTACATCTCAGTGGATTTGGCGGGGTTTCAGGACGTATCTAAGAAGAAGTCTAAAAACACTCGTCTTGATAATACAGCCATTGCGGTAGTCTTTGTGAATGAAGACGGTTGGTACGTAGAGAACATTATCTATGGCAGATGGACTTTGGACGATACAGCACAGAAGATCTTCCAAGCCGTCAGGGACTACAAGCCAATCTCAGTGGGTATTGAGAGGGGTATAGCAAAGCAAGCGGTTATGTCTCCCCTAACGGACATGATGAAGCGTAATGGCTTCTTCTTTAGGGTTGAGGAACTAACTCACGGCAACCAGAAGAAGACTGACCGTATCATGTGGGCCTTACAGGGTCGCTTTGAGAATAATATTATACAGTTAAGCAAGGGAGAATGGAATAGTCGCTTCTTGGACGAACTCTTTCAGTTCCCTGACCCCCTAACTCACGATGACTTAGTGGACGCATTAGCTTACGTGGATCAATTAGCCAAAGTTGCTTACGCGGGTGACTTTGAGCAATACGATGATTTTGAAACCCTAGACTCCGTAGCAGGATATTAAATATATGGAAGATTACAACGAAGAAAACAAGCCGTTGATGATTGATGAGGCTTTGGAGGATTGGGTCATTACTAAATGTGACTCATGGCGGGATCACTTTGAAGCTAACTATGCAGAGAAGTTTGATGAATACTATCGCCTGTGGCGAGGCATCTGGGCGCAGGAAGACGTAACCAGAGAGTCAGAGCGTTCTCGTATCATTAGCCCAGCCCTACAACAAGCCGTGGAGAGTTCCGTTGCGGAAATTGAAGAAGCAACCTTTGGAAGAGGAAAGTTCTTTGACATCACTGATGATGCTAACGATCCTGACAAAGCTGACATTGTTTATCTCCGTAATAATCTTCATAAGGATTTTGAAAAGACTAAGGTTAGAAAAGCTGTTGCGGAGTGTCTTATCAATTCCGCTGTCTTTGGTACGGGGATTGCAGAGGTTGTTCTTTCCGACGAAAAAGAAATGATGCCAGCTACCCAGCCCATTATGGGTGGGGACTTAACCGCTGTGGGTGTTAATATTGTTGACAGGACTGTCTGTCGCCTACGCCCCGTAATGCCTCAGAACTTTCTTATTGATCCTGTGGCAACCTCCGTGGAGGACGCTCTGGGCGTTGCTGTGGATGAGTTTGTCTCTGCACACACCGTTGAGCAACTACAGGAAGCTGGGGTTTACAAGAAGTGTCACATAGGTTCAGCAGCCCCTGACTTTGACATTGAGCCTGACCAAGACCTAACGACCTACGCAGACGACAAAGTACGTCTTACTAAGTACTACGGGTTAGTACCTGCTTACTTGTTAGCTGACGCACAGGCTCAGTTAGCTAAAAGTGATAACGATGACGATGACGTTGCCGAAGAAATCATTGAGATGGACGGTGAGTTAGAGCTTGATTCGGAAGACTACTACATAGAAGCCATCGTAGTTATTGCCAATGGTGGTATTCTTCTCAAAGCGGAAGAAAACCCCTACATGATGCAGGACAGACCCATTGTGGCATTCCCATGGGACGTTGTACCGTCTCGCTTCTGGGGTCGTGGAGTCTGTGAGAAGGGCTACAACAGCCAGAAGGCTCTGGACGCAGAGATCAGAGCACGCATTGACGCTCTGGCCCTTACAGTCCACCCTATGATGGCTATGGACGCTACACGTATTCCCAGAGGCTCTAAGCCTGAGGTACGTGCGGGTAAACTAATCCTGACCAACGGTAATCCAGACGAGATCCTAAAACCATTTAACTTTGGTCAGGTCAGTCAGATTACCTTTGCACAGGCCGACGCATTACAGAAAATGGTACAGACCGCTACAGGAGCCATAGACTCTGCGGGTATCTCAGGGAGTATTAACGGTGAAGCAACGGCTGCTGGTATTAGTATGTCTCTCGGTGCTATTATTAAGCGCCATAAGCGTACACTGATTAACTTTCAAGAGTCCTTCCTAATCCCCTTTGTAACCAAAGCTGCATACCGTTACATGCAGTTTGACCCAGAGCACTATCCTGTTTCCGATTATAAGTTTAATGCTACGTCCACTTTGGGCATCATGGCCCGTGAGTACGAAGTAACACAGCTTGTGCAGCTCCTACAGACCATGAAGGCGGACTCTCCCCTGTATACGTCTTTGATTGGTGCAATCATTGATAATATGAACTTGTCCAACCGTGAAGAACTGATGCAGCGCCTAGAGCAAGCAGGACAGCCCACTCCAGAGCAACAACAGGCTCAACAGGCCACGCAACAAGCTCAGATGGAGTTCCAACAGTCTCAGACAGCGGCCCTCGCAGGGCAAGCTCAGGAGTCTCAGGCAAGGGCACAGAAGCTTTCGGTGGAAACACAGCTCATGCCTGCGGAACTTGAGATTGATCGCATGAAGGCCGTGACAACTAACCTGAAGGCTGGCACTGAGGATGACAAAGAGTTTGAGCGTAGACTTAAAGTAGCTGACATGCTGTTAAAAGAGAAGGCTATGAAAAAAGCTGCACCCAATAACACTATTCCACTGCAACCGAGAGGGCCAAATGGTCAGTAACAGAGAACTAGAAGAAATAGTAGCACAAGTTAATCGTAACTTTGCTTTACTTTTTGAAAGACTGGAGGTTTTAGAAAGTGCCGAAGAAGAAAGACTCAAAACTGGAAAGGGCGGGAGTAAGCGGCTACAACAAGCCAAAGAGAACGCCTAACCACCCTACTAAGTCTCACGTAGTCGTTGCCAAAGAAGGTGACGAAACAAAGACAATTAGGTTTGGACAGCAAGGTGTGAGTGGTGCGGGTAAAGCCCCTTCAACTGAGAAAGAGAAAGCCCGACGCAAATCATTTAAGGCTCGTCATGCAAAGAATATTGCAAAGGGTAAAATGTCAGCGGCCTATTGGGCCAATAAGGAGAAGTGGTAATGGCAGGGCTTTACGACAACATCCATGCTAAACGCAAACGTATTGCTGCGGGTAGTAAGGAGAAAATGAGAAAGAAGGGCGCTAAGGGCGCTCCTACCGCTAAGAACTTTAAACAAGCAGCTAAGACAGCTAAAAAGGGGAAGAAATAATGCCAATGGTCAAAGGGAAGAAATACCCATACACAAAGGAAGGAAAAGCTGCCGCTAAGAAAGCAGCAGGTAAAGCTAAACCCAAGAAGAAACCTATGAAAAAAGGTTACTAAAATAATACTTGACTTTTTGTCTAAAATGTGGTATAATATACTTGTACATTAAGTACATAACTTTAATCTGTCCTTTTAAGGAGAAACAGTGAACGATCAAGAATTTGAAGACTATACTAGAAGTATGCGAGAAATGTTCCGAAGTGAAGGTTGGGAATACTTCTTAAATGATCTCAGAGGAAGCGTCCCGAACGTCAACTCCGTTGAGGTTACTAAAGACTTAACAGACTTATTCTTTCGTAAAGGTCAGCTTGCTATCATGGCTAATGTTCTTAACCTTGAAGCACAGCTAGAAAGCGTTGTTGAAGAACGCAATAACCCACAGGACAACAATCAAGAAGAAGCCGCTTAATGCGTCTTATCTTTGATTTCAGATGCCCTGACAATCACGTTACGGAGGCCCTAGTAGCCTCCGACGAGACAGAACACACCTGTGGTTTATGTAACAAGATTGCAACTAGAATGATATCTCCTGTCCGCTGCTCACTTGACCCCATTAGTGGGGACTTTGTAGGTGCTACTATGAAGTGGGCTAAACAGCGTGAACAGAAGATAAAACTAGAAAGAAAGGCAAACTCGGAGTAGACCTTTCTTATACAAACCATGTCACTCCATAATACGTTAGTACGGAGATTTAATAATGGCTACACTCTTAGATGAGCGTCTTGA